ATCCATTCGACAGCTTCCAACACGAGTCGATTCACCATTCCTACTGGGATGGGAGGGAAGTGGCGCGTCAACTACAGGACAACCTCAAGTTCAGGCGGGGCCGGGGAAAAGATTTTGTTCTTGCGTGTTAATGGTTCTGACGTTTTGACGTCTGCTGTTAATAGGCAAGACAGTAGTAGAGGAACGCTACAAGGTTCCATAATCCTTTCTCTAGCAGCAGCAGACTACATTGAGGCTACTGTTTTTCAAAATGTTGGCGCGTCTATGCTCTTTGGAAGCACAACATCAGATTCAGGTTTCATGAGTTCGTTTGAGATTGAATACTTGGGAGCATAACATGACTATCGATATTGCTTGGGGCGGAAAGGTTGAGCTCAGCTTCGTTGAGCGAGTGTTGCTTATGTGTCACGACTTTGATTGGTACAATGACGCGCCGAGTGACGTGATGTCCTGTATTGCTTTCGAATCGGGCGAGACGTTCTCGCCAAACATTCGCAACGCTGCCGGCAGCGGCGCAACTGGCCTGATTCAATTCATGCCAGCAACAGCTGAAGATCTCGGCACGACGGTCGAGTTGTTGTCGAAGATGTATGCGACAGAGCAACTGGATTACGTCGAGAAGTATTTTGATCGCTATGCGTCGCGCATCCATTCGCTATCTGATATGTATATGGCGATATTGCTTCCAAAGTATGTAGGCACGCCAGACAGTTCGGTTCTGTTTACTGAAGGTGGCGTAAGCTACAGGCAAAACTCGGGGCTTGATTCGAATCATGATGGAAAAATAACCAAAGCAGAAGCAACTGCGAAGGTTATGGCGAAGAAGGAAAAGGGTTTGAAGCCGGGTTACGTTCTGAGGGGGGTCTGAGATGTTTATCGAGCCGCCAGAACCGAACTGGATCGGCTACCTAAGAACCGCAGCATACGTTTTGTTTGCGGCTTGCGCTGGAGCGCTTGGATACATTATGCGTACGATGGACGCGCACGAGAAGGTTAATTGGAAGCGAGCATTGGTCGAGTTCCTTTCTTCCGGGCTTGTTGGTTATCTAGCAATGCTAATCTGCCGGTCTATGGGAATGAGCATTGAGTTGACTTCAGTGACGGTAGGCATCTGCGGTTGGCTTGGCGCGGCAGCATCCATTCAAGTCTTGCAAAAGTTTGTTTGGAAGAACCTGGGTCTTACCAATAGGAGTGCACAAGATGCTAATCGGCCTGATTGAATGGTTTAAGGCGAAGATCTCGGGAAAGGCGCGGCTCTTCATAGACTATCTTCTCATCGCTCTCTTGGTCGCAGTGGCGGGTTATTCAGTAAACTCGTACCTGCAGATCAAGAGTTTGAATGTGTCCAATGACACACTCAATACGAAAGTGGGTAGTCTTGCTGGTGCATATGATCGCGTTGTTGATGTTAACAAAGATCAGCAAGAAGCGATCGACAGGCTAAAGGAACTGCGTCAAACGGACGCGAGTGCGCTGAGCGGTCTTCGTGAAGAGCTATCCAAAAATGGGAAGAAGACAGCATCAGTCTCCGCAAAAGTATCACAGCTGGAGCAGAACAATGGCGAAGCAAAAAAGGTTTTGGATACTGCCGTGCCTCGCGATCTTGGTTGCGTGCGGTCCGGCCCGGAATGCCCAGCCCCAGCCTCCAGTAGTGGTACGAACCCAAACTGAATTGCTGGTTCCTCCAGAGAACCTGATGGTGTTGTGTAGCGAGGCGAAGCTGGTCCCATTGTTCGTCGTTCGGGATATCTGGAACAACAAGGAGGCTGCGCTGCTCGCGCTCGACGATTGCGCTTCTCGAATGAAGTGCCTCGTTGGATGGATCAGGGCGGCGAAAGCGGGGGAGACGGTCGTGGAGAATTGCGGGACATCCTCCCCGGTCGCCCCTAAGCTCGCCCGGAAGACCCCTACCCGGTAGGGACGTAGCGACCTCCGTCCCCGCGCCCCGCCTAGCGCCGCCAGCTTGGGCTCCGCACAAAGAGAAAGCCGCCTCAAGGGCGGCTTTTTCGTGGGTCGAGATCTCTCTAGCGATCCGGGCTACGTCGTGGCAGGCCCCGGGATCTTCGGCATCCAGTGAGTTGGAATGCAATGGATCGGGTAGCCCATGCGGTCAGAAGCGTACAGCCAATTGCCAGCTTCAAACCAAGCGATGTATTGCGTGTTGGATGTAATATCGTGGACGAGAATTTCACCACCATCTTGCGGTGCCGTCTCGATTGGCTGCCAATTGTCCCGCGCATCGAGAATGGCGATGAGGTCATTCTCGATGATATGGAGTGCCACATCATAATCGCCGCCGCCAGCAACGATCCCGCGCTCAAGCCTTGCGCGAGCAGCGACTGCGGCAATGCGATTGAAGATCTCTGTACGAAACTTCTCGTGGTCGCTATATCGCATCAAGCTTCCATTGTCACTGAATGTCAGTACCGATGACCAGTGTTTGTCCCCAATGCGAGCGCGGATGACCTTTTCATCATAGCGTGGAAATTTTTTGTCAGCCATCATATTCTCCTACGTCGCCGGGGCCGTCAAAGTGACGTCGTATTTTGCCGGCAACAGTTCCGATAATCCAGCCGACGATAGCGACCGGGGCAAATGGTGCGATGATGAGGAAGATGAGTAGATCAGCCTCGATTGAACGATTGCTTCGCTGTAAGCGGATTCATTCATCAGCAATCCATCCTCCAAGGACGTAGCCGAATCGGCCAACAATTTCTTCTGTGTCCAAGTTGACGGCGAGATAGCTACCAGCGCCGCATTTGCGAATAGCGAGCCTGGGGTATTTTGCATTGATAGCAATCTCCCAAGTTTCCATCGTCTTGTACTTGCACTTTTTGAAAGATTGCCAACTCACAGACCCTCCAGCGCGTCGCGGGCGATGGCAGCTTCAGCGAGGTCTTTTATCTTCTTTGCCGACATGCGCGCGCCATCCCTGTACCAAGTGACTGTCTCATCACCATTAGGTGATATCACGCATCTGCACTCGATACGAACATCGACCCCGCCGCCGCGCTGGTTCGCATACCCCGTTCCGTAGTTGTTTGGCGCATCCTCGCGGGCCAGTCGGCGCAGGTTGTCGAGGAAACTCGATATGTCATTCATCACAGACCCTCCAGCACGTCGCGGGCGATGTTGTAGATCGTGCCGAAGTCGGTGCTCGCGTCGTTCGACTGTGCAATCTCACGTATCTTCAGAAGCACACGACGTGCCTTGTCTGCCTCAGCGGCAAGTTGGTATATCTTCGCCTTGTAGTCGTCGTAGGTGACGACAGGCGTAGCGGCAAACACGTCTCCAGCTATACGGACAACTACCTTCGATTCATTCATCACAGCCCCTCCTTCAGCGCGTTGCGGGCGACGTCTATGGCTTCCCGGTAAGTCTTGTGGCCGCGTGATGCGAAGGTTAGGCCATTGCTGGTATCGCATACGGACCATCCACGATCGTCACTGCCAATTATCTGCATCTTTCCGCGCATTGCGACAAGCCACTCCAACTGCTCCGCATCCTCGCCCGCCTGCGTCAGATGGGCGCGGACAACGTCCCATGCATCGCGAGGGATCGTTACAACGTGCTCGCTCCAGAAGCCACCGGGATAGGGGTCTTTGGCTTGCAGCCGCGTATGTGCTTCGGCCATGGCTAACGCCTGCTCCAACGTCATATCACCCACCGCCACCGAGTCACTCACGGTCGTTTTGGCGGCTTGCCATGCTTCCCATGCGCCAGCAGTCATTTTGTCTGCGTAGAATCCCGGATAGCGCGGATCAATATCGAGGTTCGGATACTTGAAGTGCCCACGAACCCACTTCTCGAACGCTGCCCTGTCTTCACTCACGCGGCTAGTGGGGGTCATGGCGACGCTACCCGTTCACCGAGATCCGCGCACGACTCCGCCTCGACACGCTTGTGCCCCGGCAGCGCGTGCTCACGAACCATCGCGCAGTATTCAGCGCGGAAGCGGATCTCATCGCGCTTGTCCATCTCACCAACGATGCCGTACACAGCGAGGATGGCGATGAAGATCAGAGCACCAAGTACCTTGCGAGCGATATATGGATCCATTACCCTTCCCCTTTCAGTTGGCGGAGTTCATGACGCAGCCGGGCATTTTCTTTGTCAAGCACTTGATGTAATCCCCTGATCTCATCGAGATCAGATTCGAGTTCGTGACAGCGTTGCTTCCAGACATCAATTGATAGGGACAGATCCTCATCAATTTTCTTGACATGTTCTGAGTTGATGATTAAGCTTGACAACTCCTTGGAAAGTGCTAAATAAATTCCTAGCAATGGGCATTCGGAGGTTGCACTGCTCATGATGGTCACCTCTTGGTGCTGTAGTAGATAGCACAATACATGCCAACTATCCCTGGACTTGTCCCAATGATGAATGCCCATACCGGCCCACTGGCAACACTCATTGCCCATAACCAAACGGCGAACAGCAAGAGGATAACTGCCGTGATGAGAAATGCCTTCAGGTGAGCCTTCATTACCAAACCCCTCCGACAAAGCCAACAAAGTAGGTCGCGACTCCGACCATGAGAACGACTCCGAGCATGCGCGGAATGAGGCTAGCGCGCGGGCGCGGAGCTTCGCGAGTCTGTAACTTGGCAAGCGTAGCGCGCGCGAGCGCTTCATAAGCGGCCTGCCGGGCGGCAGCTTCAGCCCGATTCTCGTCGCGGTTCGAAGCAAGCGCCCGGTTCGCGACCAACTCACTACGGTTCATGCGGTCCATATCACGCCACCTCGACGTCGGCGAGCGCGATCAGCAACCGCGCTTCTTCCAGAAGATCGAGCGCCCAATCACGCATGCCCATCTTATCGACGGCGCGAGCGAGCTTGATATGCTCAGCGGCTTGACGCAATGTAATCTGCTTGGCGTTCACTGTCATCTCCTTAGATGGTAATCATGTCGCTGATGGGAAGGAAGCCGTTGCGAACGGCGCCACAATCGTTACAGGTGATGATGATGTCGAGCTTGGGAATGCGATCACCACCGGGCGCGTCCTCAACCTCGACGTACTCTGTTTCGATATCGTGGTCTGCCGCGCCACAAACGTGGCAACCATTCGCAATGTTGATGAATTCCATCTCAGTCTCCTTACCCAGCGGTAATGGCGAAGATGTCGCCATAGATGACGCGATGTTCATTGAGGAAGTCAAGGCACTCGTGGATGGTCTCCGCAAGCACGATGAGGAACGCGGGATGCCCCGGCATCTTCGAAACGTAGTAGCGATTCATGATCATCTCCCCTGTTGAGATCGTCTGTGTATACCCCCTCATGCGAAGGGGTATAGGCCCACGATCCAGTTTACAAGTAGCAAAACTCGTACACTTCCGTTTGGTCTCGCACCTCGCCCGGCAGCGTCTCATGGTAGGCTCGCGCTTGCTCCCTCGTATCAAAATGCTTGGGCTTACTGCGCAGCGCGTTACTGATCATATTACTCTGCTCGTTCGTACGCTTGACTTTAACGCCTTTGACAAATCCAGAAATGGGTCCGACGTTGAAGAATTCTTTCACGTGTCCTCCTAGTGCCATCAATTAGCAGTAGCCTTCCGCCATCCTCAAGCGATGCTCGCTCGCGTCGGCTTCATCTTCGTACTCGACGCGCTGGCCTTCCGAGCCGTAGCGTACGACGGGCTTGGCTTCCTCGCGCTCGATGTTCTCGACGTCGTAGCCTTCAGCGTATAGCTCAGCCACGCGCGCGGCAACGCGCCGCGCCGTCAGATGGCTCTCAGAGTTGTACTGGATGCCGTCAGGGAACTTGCGATAGGTGATCTTGAAGGTGGTCATTGCGTTCTCCAGAAGGCGCCCCGAAGGGCGCGGTCATATTACTCAGCAGCCGTTTCCAGATTGGACTCGATGCCTTCGATTTCCGTCGAGGCGCTATCGAGCGCGTCAGCGGCTTCGTCGAGGAAGTCGACGAAGGCATCGCAAGCGTCAACCGAATAATCCATTTCAGTGATGGCGGCTTCCGACTGCTGGCCCGCATCCGACTGCTGGAGGCTTTCCGGCTTATTGTCGAACGCTTCCTGCTCTTCATCGCGGATCTTCTCCGCGTCTTCCTTGAGCGACTCCATATCACTCTTGAGGGATTCGATGCGCTCGTGGATTTCGACGGCGCGGGCGGCGAGGCGGGCGAGTTCGTTGCGACGGTTACGGTTCATGGCGTCGATCCTTTATGAGTTATCTCGTCCGGGCTTCTCCCGACCGATGAGTCAATTCTCCCCCAATTCTTCATCAAAAGCCACACTGGACGAGAATTATTCACCACTTCGATGGTCTATCCCAGCTGGCCTACATCGGACCGGCCCTAGGCTACCCCTTCCCGTCCCGCCTAGGTGCCGCTAAGGGCGCCTCGCGTTCCCGGTCTAGGATAGCGACCGCCCCGTCTAGCGCGAGAGGAAGGGACGCGCCCCGGCAGCTGACTACGCAATTACCTCGACCTGCGATCACCAGCCAATCCTTTCCGTTCCATATCATCGAGCAATGTTTGAGCGCGTGCGTGTCCAGATAGCCGGTGATGCCGGGACGCGGTATAGATGACATTGCGCAGCAACCCCCAGTTGTCGGCTTCCATCGGCACTGAGCAAGTGAAGATAGAATTGCCAATCATTTGATTAACAGTCCACGAATTGAAAGCCTCACAGTGACGCGTTCCATCAACAAGCATGAGCCTCTTGTCAGTACGAACGAGAATGAAGGCGATGCCGCCCGCTCGACGTTGACGGATGAACCAATTGATCTGCGACTCCATCAATGGATGGTTGCCATTGCTCGTCATGAGTGGCGTTGTCGGGCGCTTAGGCTCGGTTGGCGCCTTGAGCTCAATCCAAACATCCTCGCCCGCAAGGCATCCATTTGTATCCGGCGCGCCATGACTGACGGAATTCTCGACGCGATCCATCCTATCTGTCGGCATCAGCAAGCGCGATCTCATGCTCTGCCAGAACCGAGCTTCAGGCTTCACGTCAGCTTCCTCGCTTTCTTGATGTTGAGGCGGCGCCAGCCCTTTTGCATATCACAGCGCAACAACCAATAGCTTTCAGTCGGCGCGTTGAGGAATTGAGGCGCAATTTGCGCGTAGTCGAAGAAGCTGACGGTGCCAAGGATCTTGTCAGTGTCGTCCTCGAATTCCATCGACAGCCAAAACTCCTTGTTCTTCGGAACGAGCTTGCCCTTGCGGCGAGCAAGAGCCTGGGTCTCGTTACGCGAGCGGATATCCTTTGCATTGAGCTTGGCGATGACGCAGATGCTTCCGGTCATCTGATCGTTCACTTCCTTGACGGTGTAGACCTTGTCGGTGGAGATGCCGTTGCCGCGCGGGTCGTCGTACATATGCCCGAACTGACGGCGCGCCGGGAATAGATCCTTGTACATGAGAGGCGGATCTTCAAGCAACTCCAGATCCTTCTTGCTGAGCGTGCCGGCAGCGCGCTTCTCGATTAACGTCTGAGCCTTCTTCTCGCCGACGCCTTTGATGGAGACGAGTCCGCCGAGGATCTTGCCGTTGAAGATCGACCAACTGATCTGCGAGTTGTCCTTATCAAACGGGATGTACTCGATGGAGCCTTCGTTGACGACTTCGCGCAGAAGACGGATCGATTGATCATCATCCTTTGCGTGCTTGAGCGCAGCCATCGCAAACTCTAGCGGATAGTGACCCTTGAGCCAAGCGCACCAATAGGAAATGATCGCGTAGGCGACCGCGTGGGAGTTATGAGTAACAATACCATTGCCCAACATATAGTTGTGATTCTCAGGCATCTCAATATCATATGTCATACGTTCGCCAGCGTCTTCTACGCTGATCAAGATCTTTGAAGTTTGACGCTTGCCCTTTCCATTCTGCTTAACGCGCCCGGCAGCATAGTGAGCTTTCTTATGGCAAGAGACGCAAAGCCATTCCAATCCAGCAGGATCGTCGCGTCCTTGGTTCAGATCCGTATGGTGAGCTTCCATTCGTTCAGCGTAGCAACCGCAATGCTCACAAGGCTTGCCTTTGTTTGCAATTTTGAAGGTTGAGAAGATTGCCTGCGCACCATTAGTGAACGACGGATTTGCCTCTCCAGTTCGATCTCCATCCTTCCCAATCTTCCAATGCTTGCCCTTGTTATGGCCTTTACCTTTGCCAGTGAATCCAAATTTCTGGAGATCATCTTCCAGTGAAGCGAATGCTGAACCGATCTTGGCGCTGCCGGCAGTTGACCATTCTCCTTCGACAATGAACTTGTGATCAGGTGTACAGATGACTTCACTTCCATCGTCAAACGAAAGCTTCAAGCAAGACTTGATGCCATTCTTGAAGATACGCCAAGCTTTCTGAGGATGGCCTTTGCCGCTCTCATCGATAGAGATCAGCGTAGGCATGCTATGATTGTCACGCATGAACTTGCTAGGGTTCTCCTGATAGAGTTCATACAGCTTCTCAATCGGAGCAGGCCCCTTGATCTTTCGATTTGCTTGAGCGAGATGGATGAGAGTGCCTTCAGCAATACAGCGATTGAAACCGTAGGAACCAAAGTGGATCATCAAGTCCCATATCTTCCGCGCAGACTTGTCATCAACATCGTTCGCGCGAGCGCCCGTCAGGAAGCGTTCAAAGAACTGTTCAAAGAATTCGAGACCAAGTGACTTCGACATCGCGCGGCGCAGCAACTGGACGTCTGCCCATTCCATATTGCCGACTTGACGAAGAAGCTGCATCACTTGCTCCTGATACAACACCATGCCTTGCGTCTTTGCCGTCAAGCGGTCGAAGATGGGATGGATGGACTCAACCTTCTCCTTCCCCAGCTTGCGGTTGACAAAGGTCGTAGCGCCACCCGAGTGGAGCGGACCGGGACGCGCGAGCGAGGTAATCGCTACGATGTCCTCGAAATCGTTCACGCCAATCTGGTTACAGATCGAGCGAAGCGCTGGGCCTTCGAACTGGAACACCCCGGTAAAGCGTCCAAGGCTTAGGACTTCGAAAGCCACAGGGTCGTTGAGCGGAACGCGCCGTACATCGATACCGGTTGTTTCGATCAGGGATAAGGTACGCAGCCCCAGAACGTCAACCTTCATCAAGTTGATCGTCTCCGCATCCTTCTTGTCGATCTGCGCAACACCTTCATCGTCAATCGTGCAATACGTCCGCACAGGAAGGTTACAGACGAGCGCCCCCGCAGCGTGGACTCCACTATGCCATGCGTGGTCTTCCAGATCTGCCGCCTTCGCCATCGCAGGATACTTCTGAATGAACTCTTGACCAATCTCGATTGACTCGAACGTATCCATGATACACATTGCCGCGCGAGCATCGCCGCCGCTACGTTCAATCATCGCATCCTTTACTGCGCTGGTTTCCCACGGCGGTATATCGAGTCGCTTCGCAACCTCGCCAATAGCAGACTTTGCCTTGAGACGCGACACAGTACCAATATGTGCGACGTTTGCAGCCCCGTAACGCTTTCGCAGATACTCAAATACCAACTCACGTTTATCATCAGGGAAGTCCAAGTCAATGTCGGGGAAGTCGTATCGAGTCTCATCAATGAAGCGTTCGAACATCAAATCGTGAATGAGCGGATCAATCTCAGTGATGTCGAGCAAATAACAAACGAGGCTGCCGGCAGCCGAGCCGCGAGCAGGACCAACGAGCATCTTTGCCTTCGCATCAACGCACATTCCTGATAGCATCGCAAAGTAGTCATCAAACTTCTTCGACTTGATGGTCTTCAATTCGAGCTTGAGTCGCGCTTCATACTCGTCGTTCCATTCTGCTACTTTTGACTTGATGGCTTTGCGACAAGCCTTCTCCAAGTTCATCGGATGGCGAATGTTCTCTGCCTTGGTAAGCTCAACGTCCTTGGTAAGCTCCTTCAGCGTAGCGAACGAATCGATGTAGACCCCGAGCGGGATCTCAGGCATGTGGTAGGTCGCTTCCATCTGCGACAGCATCCATTGCGGGGTCGGCTTCATCGCCACACCCATCAGTTCCGCTGTAGGCCGATCCTCGATCTTCGGATACCAAACATCGCTCGTCGGCAGGACGCGGAGCTTATGCTCAATTGCCAGCTTGCGCGCGCGCTTACGCTGAACCGAACTGATGGGATTGACCTCGATGAAGTCCGCGCGTCCGAGGATACCGACGTCAGTCTGTGTAGCTGCGACGACGATGATCCCATCCGTCATCTCGTTTACATCATCAAAAGTAATCGCATTGCCTTGAGTCGCGGCGAGCGTCGTCCATCCATACAACTCACTAAGCCCAGCAGTCGTCGCCGCGTAGAACAAGCAAGTCAACTTCACATCGTCGGTCAACTCCTTCTTGACGATAAGCTCGACGCCAAGAATGGGCTGGATACCTGCGGCCTTGCATTGCTTGTAGAACGAGATATGACCGAAGGTGTTGGTATCGGTCAGCGCCATAGCGGTCGCGCCTATCGCCTTGCCGGCAGCAACGATCTTGGAAAGCTGACCGAACGCGCGACGGAATGAAAACTCTGACCGCAGCCTAAACTGATCCATGGAGGTATCCTGATTGCTTTGACGGGAATGCTGGGCTTAGTTTATCGCTTATCGCGGCTTGCGCTTTACCAACTGCGTGATGATTGCAGCATTGCGCTCGGTGACGGCCATGAGCGCGTTGAAATGAATCTCAAACTGCCAGCCTTCGCGGTCCTTGTCGTACCACGGTGCTGCGAAGGTATTGCTCCACGTGTCAACTGCGAAGTTGTGCTTGTGATCGAGATCGTGATGCGCCATTGAGCCCCAGTAATGCGGGACGCAAATGTTGAGAACCCCACCATCCATCAAGACGCGCTGCATCTCGCGCATCATGCGACGCGGATCGTGTACATGCTCAAGGAAGTGATAGGCGTGGATGCCGGCAAGAAAACCGGTCGGGCAAGTCACAAGCTGATCAAGGAACCATTCATTCTCATCAGGCGGCATTACCAGATTGGTTAGAGCAGGATGATTCGGGAAGACGACGCGACGCGGCAGCAAGATCTGATATTGCTCAGCGTTCCATTTAGGCCAATCGAGATTGACGCATCCAGCAAGCACATGCTTGCCGCAACCGAGGTTCGCGACGACGCCTTCAGGGAAATCAAGCAAGTCAGGCAGATCACGTTTCATCCCCAGTGCGAACAGTTCTTGAATTTTCATTTCTTTGCCTTCTTCTTGGTTGTGGTTGCAGCTTGCGCGTCAGCAACCTCTGCGCGCTCGATTGCTCGCGTCATAAGGATCACCATCGCCATCATTTGCGGGATGGAGCAGACCTTGCTGTACATGCCTCGATTCTCGCCGAAGATTTCATCATCATAGATATCGAGGCGAATGGCATCGCGCGCAACAACTGTCGCTTCAAAGTCGTTGATGGTGTACTTGTCTTCTTGATGCTTGAGTTCAAATGCGTTGCGCGGCGACTTCGCTTTCATCACCATTCCCTCGCCCGCAGGATCTCGACCAGCGCGTGAACGTCGTCGAGTGCCCTATGTGTTTGCTCTAGGGGTTTGCCGACAGAGTCTGCGTAAAGCTCCGTCATCTTCGCGCGACGTCCGTAGACAAGCTCCTGCGCCAGCTGCACGGTACAAACCCACTCGGCCGGGTACGGGAAGCGATGTTCCATTCCGACTCGCTTCAGTTCATTGACGAGCATACCCTGATCGAACGGCGCATTGTGGGCGACGATACGATCCGCGCGGCGCATAACCTGCGAGATCTGCGGCAGCACTTCCATGAAGCGCGGCTTGCCGCGAAGGTCGTCATTTGTCAGACCGGTGATCTTGGTAATCTCGGCGGTGATGTCTTCACCCGGATAGATGAGCCAGACGTGATCACGAACGATCTCATACTTGCGATTGATCTCGCACAGAGCAAACTCGATGATCTTGGGTTGCTGTTCGAGATCCGCGACATTCGGCTTGAGTAGGCCGGTCGTCTCCGTATCGTAGACGAAGGTGACGTCGTAGCCGCTATCGAGAACGCGCGGAGCTTGAGCAGGAGCTTTACGCTTGGAGGGTGCCATCAGTTGCTTTCCTTCTTTGCAAGCCGCTTGAGGTACTGTGAGACGCGATGCGCTTCGAGTTGCGGTCCAGTGGCAAGACCAGCAGTCTCAACATATGCGTGTGAAGTGTGTTCTTCGTAGCAGAGCAATCCGCCTTCATCGATCCAGTAGCCATCAATCTTCGCATCTTGCTCGACGATCTGCGCGGCAGCTTCCAAGACGGCCTTATGCGTGATGTCAACGACACGATTTTGCAGGAATGATACTTGACACTTGATAGTACTCATTATCGCTTCTCCGTCATTTCTTCAAGCATTGCCGCATACACCATCAAGTCGTGTGCGGAGTCGAGGTTGCCGCCAGAGTCGAGATTCTGCGCATAGCGCGTCACCTTGTTCATCACATGCATGAAAAGCCCGAAACGATTCCAATCATCAGCGGTACGAAGCTCGATGCCGCGCGGCAGCAGCGCCATCATTACCGCGCCAGCCTCCTTGTAGTTGTCGCCCCAAAGCGCATTGCGCTGCTCATAGGTGTCCGCGCCTTCGCGCATGATCTCAGGAACGCTGCGTGCAGCCTTATCATCGTTCCCTGTCATCTTTCGTAGTGCTGCCATATATCCAACGCAGGCGCCAATTGTGCGCTCATGACTGACATCAAATGGAAGGCCGCACTTTTCACAAATAATAGTTTCAAGCGACTCGCTCTCGCGGCCAATTGCTCTCTCATTCATACAGATGGTACAATGACCGATGATGAATCCTTGCTGGATGATCATGGATGGTTGTCTCCTTGCTCGACGATGAAGAGGCGTTCCACGCGAGGCACGCCCATTGATAGATACATGTCGAGGATATCCTGTCGATCATCCACCGCGTATTCAATCTGGAAGTCAGGCACCCACTTGAGCATTGCGCGCTTGAGATCGACGGAACCGCGATGGTCGTTGTCAGGGCGCATGTAAAGACCATCGTGCGGAATGCCCCACTTGTTGAGCCACTTGCGCGTCTTCTCGCGAACAACCTCGGGGCGCGCAGTGAAGACGAGGAGCCGATAGTTGCGCGACAATTCACGCACTCTCGTCAACTGCGACTGCCCCGGCAGATCGAGATGACAAGCGTCGTGATACTCCCAATAGCGGTCGTTCGGCTTGGGATGATGATACTGGATGCGACACTGCCGCCAAAAGTCATTTGAGACGCAGTTGTCCAGATCGATGATGCATGCAGGCCTCATACTGGCTCTCCAGGCGCGATGAGGGGCACCTCGTGATAATGGAAGTACGCATGATGACCACGAGAGCCGTGAACATTGCTACGTTCATACTCCGCAGCCTTGTCAATGATAATGATACGGCGACCACCG